TCCGTTTCCACCGCTTACTGCTCCATCGCCATCAGTTTCGCCAGAACTTCCTGCGGCCCCACAAGTTGCAACATAGCTAGTACCTGAAGCTAAAGTTAAAATACTTTTAGCTACTCCACCAGCACCACCTCCAGAAGCAGATACTGCATTTCCTGCTGTATCATTCCTAGAAGCAGACCCTCCACCACCGCCACCTATAACGGTAACAATAGCTCTACAATCAAAAGGGCAAGCCCATGTAGTTGTTGTATTAAATACAAGCTCGTTTAGTACTGAAGAATTATTTGCGTAATACGCTGAAGTTGTAGCCATTATTTAGCCTCCATCAATCGGTAACCAGCCAACAGTGTCGTCTATAAACTTCCAGTTTGTTGACCAGTTTTTAGTGTTTATTGTGGCATTTGCAGCTTCTCTTAAAATCTTTTTGCTACTAGCCTGAACTAAAGTTAAATTGTTTGTATCAAAAGTACCGTTATAGTCAATAATTCCGATAGTATCCCCTGCACTAGGGCTAGAAGGCATTGTTACATTAATGGCCCCACCTGATGTATTGCATAAATATTGTTCTCCAGCAGAAGCAGTAAAATTTCCCGTTTTAACAGTTGTATCTAATGTTAAACCGCCACCAACTGAAGCAAAACTAAGATTACCTGAACCATCAGTTACTAACGCTTGATCTGCATCACCATCACTACTAGGAAGCGTTAATGTAATATCTGCTGTTGAAGCAGGGCCAATAAGGGTAACTTTGTTTGTACCATTATCAGAGTCTTCATAAAACTCTATTTTACCTGCGCTTGTTGCACCATTCTTTACTTGGAAAGTTCCTGTTACTGAAGCAGTACCCGTTACATCAAAGTTACCTACAACTTCTAATTGATCAGCAGACTCATCCCACTCCATGTACTTACCTGAAGTGGCTCCAAAGAACTTAACGTCATATCCAGTATCGTTAACGCCTACAGTAACTGTATTATCAATTTGTACAGCACCATCAATATCAACAGCATCCAGATTAGTAGTGCCAGCTACATCAAGCCCAGCAGCACCTCCTAAGATTAAATCATCTGCTGAAGCATCCCATAACATATAAGCACTGGCTGTAGCTCCAAAAAACTTAACATCGTAGCCAGTATCGTCTACTCCTACTGTTACAGTTGCATCTACTTGTACTGAACCATCAATATCAACTGCATCTAAATTAGTTGTGCCATCTATATCTACATTGCCAGATATATCTAGATCAACTGCTATTACATTTCCTGAAACTGTTAAATTGCCTCCAGAGCTTAGAGACATTTTTTCTGCTGCTGCTTCAGACGAAGCGGTTTTAAAACTTAACTTAGTTGCGTTAGATGTGGCGCTAAAATCTCCTTCCGATACCGCTTCTATACCAGCAGCTACCAATATTGCGTCTGTTCCTGCTGCCTCGTCAGGAGCTTGGAAGTCTACTTTGCCCAAGACATCGTCAGCCGCTATATCTGTTTCGCCTGTTTGCAGCGTTAAGGAAACGGGTTTGTCATCCGCCGTTGCAACATGCTTTAGGATTAATCCCTTATCTGCATCATGGATAAGCTTTACGTCTTGATCGTTGCCAAAGAAAATAGCACTAGCATCTGCAAGATAGATATCAGAAAACTCTGCTGAAGCAGAACCTAGTGTTGCTCCGTCTGCGCTGGCAGGGACGATAGACGTACCTACTGTTGCCGTGTTTAATACAGGACTTGTAAGCGTTTTATTTGTCAGGGTTTGTGTAACACTATCACCAACAATCGTGCTTGTAGTTGCTGGCAAAGTAAGCGTGACATTACCTGCAAAAGCAGAGTGTGCAGGAGCCTGTATCTGGGCGTAGTGTGCGTTACTGCTTTCGCAATAAAACTTAACAGTAGACTGAGTGCCGCCGTTTTTAATTGATATATCGCCAGCAGATATTGTTGTACCTGCGGATGAGCTACCGCCAACAAGAGTGTTTCCTGTTACTGCACCAGATGCAGTTAACGCTGCGGCTGTTGTTGTTCCTGTAAGGTCTAGATCAACAAAAGCATCAAGCACCGCTGCACCAGAACCAGCGCCGTCTAAGTAAACAGCCTTTACCGCACCATTAGCAATAGTGACATTTGCGCCGCTGCCTTGGCTAATGATAATGGATTGGCTCCCGCTTGTAGCATTTTCAATAACTTGAAAACGCTTCATGGTGTTTGGGCCAATCGTGATAGTACAGGCAGAGTCAAGCGTACCCGTGTACTTTAGGTACATTGCCCTTGCTTGGTCAGTTGATCCGTCTGCAACAGTTGATGTGTGGGTATCGGCATTAGTCGTAATAGCTTCAGTACCATAGCCTAATGCTTCGCCAATTAACTCAAGGCTAGTATTAGTAGTATTGCCCCAGTTTGAATCACCGTCTGCTGGCTCTGCTACTCTTAAATTATTTACAAATGTTGCTGCCATAATTTATGCCGCTATATCTGTCCAATTTGGTGTTTGTGATGTACTGATTGCTGACCAGCTAGGTGTTTGTGATACGTTTATTTCTGACCAGTTTGGAGTTTGACTTGTGTCAACATTACTCCAAATGTTAAGCCCTCCAGCAGAAACAGTTAGCTCTACCCCGGATACACTTACAGATATTCCTGCGCCTTCTGCAACAGAAACAGACCCTGCACTTGCAGTTGCTGCGGAGCCTAAAACAAGAACATCACCCTCAACAGCTACAGTAACGCTTCCGACAGAAGAAGAAAGAGCAGTGAACCCTAAATCTTCACCATAACCACCAGCGTTGTAGGTTTGGGTTATACTGTTATAACCCTGAAAAAGTATATTTACATCGGCCACTAGGCGATCCTAATTATTGCATTACTTGCATCCGCCGTAGGAAAAGTAATAACAAAGTCGCCAGAGCTAGAAGTTTTATCCCCTCCAAAATCTAAAACAATAACAGCCCTGTTTGCAGATCCTGCTGTGGTGGAAGAATTGTAAATTAGAGCGCCCCTAGCTGTAATTGAAGAGCTTGAAAACGTCAAATCAGCAAAGTCGGTTAAGGCTGTGGTGCTTGAAGTGGTCGGTGTGACATTCGTTAACCCCGCTCCACCCGCTGTGTATCCGGTTCCAGAAGCCTCGTTGCTGGTGCTGTAAGCTGTAGTTCCAGCCCCCAAGGAAGCAGAGCTTGTGTACAAAGCTAATTTGAATGCGTTGCCAGAACCTGTGGAGGTTGTCGTTCCGCCGCCGCTACCACTTGTAAAATTATGGATGCCTTGCAACAGTTCTTGTTTAAAACTGGTACAAACAGCTTGAGTAATTGCCATTAGATTTTCCTTAAAATTTCTGCCATGTCAGAATAGCCAGCGTTTTCAAGTTCAGCGATAGTCGTTGTCTTGTCGCTTTTAATTGCTTCTTCCATGTAATACTTAATTACGCGAAGCACCTCATCTTTAAATGCGTTTGCTTGCTCTGAAATTGCAGGGTGGCTCTGAGAACCTACGCTAACAATAGTATTTGTTGCTCTTTCAGCCCAATGATCAACAGAAAGACCGCCGTTACTCGTAGTCATAACAGAAACAGAACCAGCCTCAGATTTAGAAAACTCAAGATTCATTACATCCTCACCTGTCTAACTGCGCCAGATCTGTAGCTGTCTGTTGTATCATACCCTTCGCCCAATGATTTAAGGTTCTCAAGGGCAGCATCATATCTTGCCGCATACATTTGCATTAAGTCAGGCTCTCCTTTTAAGAAGGTGTAAGCCTCAACTAAACAACCATACAGCAGAGTGCTTTCTGCATTATCACCCAGCCAGCTAGTGCCAGAAGAAGCAGCGGTAATAGATTCCGGCTTATAAAAATAATGAAGCTCTGCTGTTAAATTAGCATTTGGTGTTGGAGCCAAAATAAAATTATCTGCATCAAAAAGACCATAGTATTTTGGTATGCCTGTAGTTGAGGCAGACGGGTAGGCTTCTCTAATAAAGTTTACATCTTTAAAAAGTAAAAACTCATAACCGCTATTATCAACTGCTAAAGAATAAGGCGCTAAAAAATCTGAAGGACATGACAGGTATTTATTGCTGCTTGTTGTGGTTCCAGTAGAGTTCTTTTTAAAATCTGGAAGCTGAACAGATTTTAATATCCTGTCTTCTGCTTGAGTAATAATCGTTGGCAGATTATTAACAAAGGTTGTTTCTGTTGTTTCAAGATAATCTTGAAGCGCATTTTTAAGCGTTGTAAATGTCCACGCCATATTATTTACCCTTCAAGAATAACAAAGACTCTTTAACCAAAGAATCTTTAGTTTTTCTTCTATCTAGTTCCAGCCCATGTTTCCTCATAGCAATCTCTAAATCGCCTTTCGTCATGGCTTGAAGCTCTGCCTTTGTTGGAACAGGCACAGTCTTTTTGGCTGCTGGCTTTTTCTTTGGTGTTGTTTTTGCAGTAGCTTTTTTAGCTGGCTGCATTTCAGCAAGCCTTTTATCTGCTTCTGCCTTAGTCATTGCATCAAAAACAACAATGTCATATTCACCGTATTCGCCGTACTCACCATCTTTTAGCTTAGTGCCAATTTGGTAAACGGGTTCACCGGAAGAAAAATTTCCGTTTTGAAAAACTTCTAACTTTGCCATGATTCTCCTCTAGCTTGTTGTTACCGTAACGGTTCCAGACTGGGCTTCTATGTCTAATCCTACAGTCCTACTCCCAAGCTCTGTAACGCCTCCACCTACAGGGTCAAAGGCAAAAAGCTGTCTACTTTCATCCATAGCACGATCTGGCCGTGGATTCCTCAAGGCTCTTGGGTCATCAACCTTAACCTTGCCCAACTGCAACTGAGGTTGATCTGGGTCAACTACATCCTTGCCCACTAGGAAACCTGTAGGTCTTTGGTTAACTATTTCAGGCACCAAGTCTTTGGTTGGGTATCTGAACCCAGTTTTATCGCAATAACCAAAAGAATGCTTACCGCTGGCAAACTTACTCAAAACTGATACCCGCCCGGAGAGATGAACAATGAAGCTTTGCCTCTATCGCTATCCGCTGCAAGCATGAACTGCTCTTCATAATCAGATTTTAATATTTGAGATCTGGGAGTTGCATCTGGATACTTCATGCTAATCTGGTAGGCAAGACCGGAAACCAAGCAAGGCAAAAATCTAGCGGGTACGTCCATGTTGTTAGATGCAGGAGAGCCAGTGTCTTCAATCCTTTGCATGAAATAATAACCAAAGGTATACGTTGCCTGATCATCGGGAGAAGGCCAAACATGAATCGTAATGCCTGTTGGCTTCCTTTCAACGTAATATTGGAGAGGTTTGCTTTGTGTCAGCTTATTAGAAAGCTGAGAATAGTCACTAACAGATACCCTTGTCATTGACTGGTCAAATTGTTTGCTTACATCCCCTGCATCAGTCCTGATATACGCTTCCACAATATCAAGAACATCAGAGGAAAGATCATAAGAAGTTGTTCCCGCTGTTAACGCCTGAGTAGAATTCCTTACAGTCCAAAGATTCAAACCACGGTTCTGCCATTCAAGCATTAACAGATTAAGACTTCTTCTAGCCGTCCTGTAATCGTAACCGCTTCTTAACTCTCGGCCAGCCCTTTCAAAAGCTTCTTCCATAGCATCAGCAAGGTCGAGGTTAAATGTATATGTACCGCTTGTAGCCATCTACTTTTTCCTCTTCTTTTGCTTTTTGCGCTTTTTTGCTGGAGAACTTTTTATTTCTTTCCCCATTTGCGCTCGACTAATCGCCATTACTACTTCCTTTTCGACTTAGCGCCAGAACATTTCCAACGCTTTCGGCTTAGGTTATTAGGCGTGTTAGGATCGTTTTGTTTCTTTTTGGGCAACCGTTTTTTAATTCCAAGGCTACGGGCGCAGTAACTATCACCCTTGCTTGTTCCCGGCTTAACTCTGCGGCCACCGCCTTTTGCTTTACCAGCTTGCCCATAGCTAACTTTCTTACCGCTACTGGTAATCTTGACTTTTGCTTTGCCTTTCGCAGGCTTTGTATTAGCCATTACCTGTGCCTCGCTGTCTTCTTTGCTACCTTCTTGGGTTGAGCAGAATGCTGCTTGCCCTTCTTGGTGTCTTTTCTTTTCTTCTTTGTTGTAGCCGCATACTCTTTTGCAGACAAGGACTTAATGGCCTTGGCCGGGAGATACCTCTCACCTGTAGCTTTTGATCCTTGCGTAGATGGCTTGCCTGATTTGGTTCGCCATTTTTGCTTAGTCCATTTCTTCAGACTTTTCTGAGATTTCTTTAAGGCCATTAGTCCCTGTACCCACCGCCTGCGGCTTTGTACTTCTTCGCAAGCATTTGAGCTTTTCTGGCTGACCACTGTCCGGGCTTACCGCCCTTACCGCCAGCCTTGATCTGATTAAAAAGACGCTTTCTTAAAGCAGGCTTTGTATAGTTACCCGCTTCATTAACCTTAGACTTAGCCTTTGGCTTGGCCTTAGCTTTCTTTTTTGCCGCCATTACCCGTAACTCTTCGATACCTGCATGACTATGTTGTACACATCACCACTAGAGTGGTCTACTGTTGTAAACAAAACATCACCTGTCTTGCCTGAACCAGCATTGTTTGGAATGCCAGTAAAATCAGTAAAATCTAGCGTGTCTGCCCAGTCAGCATTAAGCTGCCAAGCAAGCACATTTGACGATGCGTCAAAAAATATCTTAACGCCCATGCCGATAGTCGAGTAATAGATTTTCTGTATCGTACAACCAGTGCAAGCAGCGCCTGTCATTGGGTCGCTAGATAAAGCAGAAACATCTATCTTGGCTACGGTGGTTTCGCCAGTACCGTCACTTACGTTAGTAAACCGAAATATAGCAGTCTTAGCGCCATCTTGAATTGTCTGTGTGGCTACTGCATCAGCCATTTGTACACCTCGCTTTCATGTTTAGTTATGGCTGGCCGAAACCAGCCACATGTAGCCAGTTAAGACGCTACATCATAGCCGACAACTTCTATTAAAAACCGTCCAGCAGTGTAGGTTGCATCACCAGTGCCTTGACTGACCAAATACAAATACTGATCCGCTGCTATGTCTCCACCAGCAACCATAGTGCCAGCAGAAGCAGCACCAGCATTAATAATTTGTGTTTCAGTCAGATCACCAATAGCGGTGTCGTTTACGCCAGTACCCTCTGTAGCAGAATACAGATCAATATCTGTACTACCACCAGCAGGAGTCTCTAAGCAAGTCATCGTTACACCAAAAACAGTGCCTTGGTTAGCGGTAGTTACTCGGCCTATGAATGCTACACCAGAGCCATCTTTACCTATGATGTCTCCAGCAGTTCCACCATCTTTCAATCCAGTTAGATCAATCATAATAGAGGACTTAACTATGTTGACGTTGGTGCTAACATCGCTTTTTAGTCGGTTAACTTGTGTGACATATACAGCAGCAGTGCCTTCTATACCCGCACTACCTGTAGCTTCCGTTGCCCACTTATCCCCACTGGTAACTGTAATAGCACCAGTAGTGGCATTTTTGGAAACCATTTGGAACCCTTTCTCGGAACGAACAGGGCCGTTAAAAGTTGTAGTAGCCATTATTATCTCCTGTCTTGGCTAGTGTCTAATGTTCCACATGAAACATCAGTCAGGATAAAACAAAAGGGGGCCAAATGGCCCCCAATCGTTTAGCTTGAACCGGGAGATCCGTAGATTCCCAGAGGGTCGGATACGCCGAAGCTGTAACGCTCTCGCGCCTTGTAGCGCACGTTACCTGTATCGAAGTCACCGTCCATTGAAGTTTCAAGCGAAGTACGCTCGAAGTGCTTCATGCCGTTAGGTATATCAGTGATGATATAGAAGGCATTTGTGTCAGTCAGATAGTGATTGACCGCATATCCTTCAGGGATTGCTCCCATGTTACGGATAGCGTTGATGTCATTATCTGCNGTTCCAACACGCTGAGTTGTTTCGAGCAGACGATCTGCTGTGAACATCAAAGCGGGAGGAACAATCAAACGCCGTGGCCTAGCAGCGATCAACAGACCTCTTTCATCAGTGAAAGCAGCAATGTCGATAATTGCATTTTCCAAAGATGTTTCGTTGAGGTCAGCCGCCGTTGAAGGACGGTTGCTGTTTTTACCACCTGAAACAAGTGGGTGACCGTCACCGCCAGTTACGCCGTCACCGCTTGCTGTGAACAAGTTAACACCATCACCTGATTGGAAGGAGTTGGTGAAACCATTGTTCAGCGGATTAACAGCCTTAACCTGCTTGGTGTAAGCCATTGCCCGTGCCAGAGCCTTTGTATACCGTGCAGAAAGAGAATCGTAAAGATTATCTTCCATTGCTTCCTCAGTAATTGCAAAGCCCATAGCAATCGTTTCATGGTTGTATCGGGCCGTGAAAGACTCTTGCGCTGAATCATAAGAGATTGCAGAACCTTCATTCTTCACAGGTGCGGCAGCAAAGCCAGAAAGCTTTACTTCCTCTTCAAAAGAACGATCAGAACTCTCAGTATCATAGATAAGAGTGTGCTCATCTTCGTACTTTTCATACTCCAAACCAAACAGAGCATTAAGCCCCGGCAGGAGTTCTTTAAGCATTTGCGCTCTTGAAATAGCCATTTAATTAAACTCCTAGCTTGGTTTCATACGCATGACTTAAAGGCAGATAGGTCACAAGACAGTCGGTAAAAGCATCGCCTACCGTGCTGTTCGGGCCTTCCACAAATTCAAGAACACGCAATGGAAGTGTATTTGTCGTAGCAATAGAGCCGCCATCGAGGGCGTTCTTGCTACGTCCGATTGAGGTTGATCCTGCTGTGCTAACCGCAGAGATGTTGTTGCCAAGACCCGTCTGGGCAATAGCTTCATCACCTTGCATTTTGAACACTAGCTTAGGATCGTCAACAACATACGCCATAATGTCCGACGCTGCCGTAGAGGCAGGGAACTGCTGGTTGAATGTCATTTGACTTGTAGATGGATCAGTGTAGGAACATCCAACAAAGATACCAACTGTACCAGCAACAACAGAAGTTGTTACTGCGGCTTTTTCAAGTGTGCCAGCCGCGACTAGCTTAACGAAATCACCGTAAAAAATAGCAGTGCTGTAACCACTCGCAATCTTGATATGCCTGACCTTACCAGTGTAAGAGCCGCTTGCACTCAAAGTATTGACGGGTTCCGCACCATTGGGGGTAGCAGAAGTAGCCATAAATATGACCTCCTATGTAAAGAAGCTACCCACACCCAAGGGTTAGCTTCTACCGAAAGTAGTCCTCGTGCTTCTCTCAGGTTCCAAGAGAGGCATACGAGGGTCGTTTTCCCTGAGATAGTTGTTATCAACGGATTGCATCTGATTGTCAGCCATTTTCTGAAAATGTTCAGATCTGGACTGCATCTTGCCTTCCGGTGCTTTGCATAACAGCAATCCACCAACCTCAATGTTTCCTTCATACTTAGAGCCTACATCTGATGTAAGCATAAGTTCTGGATGGTCTTCAGCCTTTACAGGCTCCCAACCTTCCCGAAACATTCTTGATGTGTGAGTTGCGTCTGTTTGACCTAAGATGCTTGTTCTGACCCAACGAAAAACCCAGCCATCTTGTGGCTCGGGGTCGGGTATAACGGAAGCAGGAATCCAAGAATCACTTGGCCGAACATCACTATCTCTTTGTTCCCCATACCGGGGGGTGCGCTCTTCAGTCATTGGTTACTCCAATTAAACATATTTGGCATATTGCTCATCTGTTAAACCCAACCTCTTAGCGAGAGAGCGTTGGGAAGCCGTCAGCTTCACTGTGCGCGGTTTGGCTCCGTTGTTTCTAGTCGTCGGGGCCACCACCGTCGAGGGCTGAGTTGAGGGTGAAGAACGGACTTCTGGCTCTACGCCATCCCCCCACTCATAATCTGGAAATGCTTGCCTAACTGTTTGGTCTATCTGCCGGAAGTATTCGGGGCTGTTAGGCGCTACCCCTTTCTTAACTAACTCCGCATGTTTGCCGTAAGCCAAAGAGGTCATAGCCTCATGGCCGTCAGCCATAAACCAAGGATTGTTACTAGCCCACTCCTGAGTTTCAGGATCAGGCTGTGGTGCTGGTTGTTGCACAGGCTGCGGTGCAGGCTGCTGGTACTGAGGCTGCGGTGCAGGTTGAGGAAATGGTTGCGGTTGCCCCCAGTTCTGCTCTGCCTGCGGCTGTTGGGCCAAGCTTTGGGAATAACGATCAGCTTCAGTTAGCTCTGCTGTTGCTCTCGTTAAAGCTTCTTGAGCAGCAACTACATTATCTGTGTCGCCCTCTTCGTAGGCTTTACGGTATTGCTCTTTAGCCTGCTGTACAGCCATTTGACTGCGTTCTTTAATTTGATCAATTAACGCTTGCTCACCACGGCCTATCAGGGATTCATACTCCCTGTTCTTCTGAACCACTTGCTGGGCAACACGATAAGCCTCATCGCGTTCCGCAGCTACAGCTTGTGATTTACGCCTCTCTTCGTGAGATTCGTATTTAAGCTTGTTAATCCGCTTCTGAACTCTTTTGCTGTACCCAGATAGTTCGTCGTCAGTCAGTTCTCCTGCTTCTGCTTCCAAGTCATCCTGTACAGGTTGCTCTTCCACTTCTTCAATTGATTCTTCCTGCTGACCGCCTATCTTGGTGCGTACACCAAAGAACTTGTCCTCATCGGACATTTGCTCTTGTTCACTCATGCTCTAACAATCCCCCTTGGATCTTCAACAACAGCCTCTACGCTGTCATCGTTGATTAGCCTGAACTCCTTTCCGTGGATTTTTAATCTAGTGCCGCTGTATGGGCGCATGATTATCCAATCACCTTCTTTGCAGGAAGGGCCAGACGGAAACCGATTCTTATCGTTATAGCAATCAGGGCCAAGTTTTATGACCATGCCAAAGATAGATCCGATTTCTTCTTCAGATANAGTTTTGTTAGATTTGAGAATACCGCCATCAAACTCCTTTTCAGGGTCTGGTAGCGCTACCAGTATTTTATACCCTTTCGGGTCAGGCAACTGACTTGCCTTGCGCGACTCTTCAGTCTCGGTTTCTTTTGCTAATGCTTCCATTAGTCTTCCTTCAGCACTGGAAAAAAGTGTCCAGAGTCACTTGCACTGCCTGATGCAGCGTTATGTTTCTTCGTATTTTGTTTTCAGGTCTAGTATTTCTCTCTCTGCTACTGCTAACCCTTCAATAATACCGCAGCATTTTGCGTATTCTTCGTATGTTTTACAACCCCCACCACTAACATGGTCAGCTATTTCATTCATCTGAGTTCGCAGGGTCTTACGCAAATGGTCGAAAACATTGTTTTCAGACATACTACTCATCAAGCAGATCCTTCATAATTTCAACGCCAAGCTTCGCGCCTTCAACCTGTTCTTTAGAAGCAATGCGCTTGGTCTCTAGCTGATCACGGTCATTGTCTTCTGCAACCCTGATTGCAAGCTCTGCTTCTTTGAGGTCTCTTTCCTGATCAAGCTTCTCTTGATCCAAGGCTGCTTTATTCATAGCCTTTTGAGCTTCAAGCTGCATTCTGGCCTGATCCATCATCATCTTGCCTTGAGCTTCCATTTCTTTAAGCTGCAATTCGCGTTGCTGCATTTGAACTACAGGATCTTGCATCATCTGCTCGTTCTGCTTCATCTGAGCTTCTTGCTGATTCTTGCCCAACAACTGGGCCGCAGCAGGAGCAGCAAGTTCTGATATTCTGAACTCGATATCTTCCGGCAATGCCTCTCCCGGTATGGGCAGCTTGAGGCCAAGCTCTTTTTCGATGTTTTGGCGGTACTGGAACGCAACGTGTTCCTGCACATGAGCAGCAAATATGCCCTGAATCTTCCCAGCATCTGGTGCCTTGGATAAAAGCTCCTGTATCTTTGGATCTTGCAGGGCTGACATGTGTACCTGTATGTGTGCTTCGTGATCCTGATAGATAAATGCCTTAACAGGTTCCCCGGTTATGATGTTCATGTTCTCAGAAACAGGATCTGTCGGCGGGATATCGTCTTCTGTTGGTACAATCTTCTCTGCATCTCGAATATTCAGGACTTCCAGCATCTGACGGTGCAATAACGGCAAGTCATACATCTGCGGAGCCTGAGACGACAGTTGTAATGCCGCCTGATACTGCATAATTCGCTGTGCCATCGTGCCAGCATTGGGATCACTAACCGGAATAATGTCTACACGGTCATCAAAGTCCTCTGATACCGGAATTTCACTGTCCATAACGTAGGGATAGGCTTCTGGGCCAAAATCCCGCACTAAATTCGACAATAATTTCAATTCTGTACGCATTGAGGCGTGTAATCGGGCCTGAACGGCGCTCATTACCTTCATTGACCGCTCTAAAATCGCCAAAGTGGTGCCAACTGGCGCTTCAGCGTTCATATCTGCGGCTTTTACGTCGGCAGCAGAGGCAAACCTACGTCCTTCCTCAACAATATTCGCCAAAAGCTGGTACAAAACATTGCTTGGCTCTTTGTAAGGCAGGAAACTGATGTTTTCTTTGATTGATCCACCCGGAACATCCACATCTCGGAACTCTCCGGGCATGATTGGCGTGTCATCACCCTTGATTCGCAGCCCTCTGGCCTTCAAACCACCCGGAAGATTGGACAAAGTGCCTGCATCTACCAGTTGTCGGAGCAATGAGGTCGCTGACTTAGCTAATCCACCGATCATGTGGATCAAACCAAAGCCATAAAAGCCTAATCCGGGGATATACTGGTAGTGAACAAAGTGTTCCCGCTTATTTTTTAGCTCGTCACCCTCGTACCAGTTGCGCCGAATGGACAAAATGACTCTGGATGACATGTCAATGGTAACTACATAGGGCAAGCTAATGCCTGTAAGCTCCCCATTCTGCCTATCTTCAAAGCCAAGCAGATCTAAATCAACCATCATCTCTAACAATGTGTGCCTAGAGTCAGCTTCGTAGCTGCCACTGTCGCCTGTTAGCTCGTTATACTTTTCTTTTACTCTGTCCGGGTCAGAGGCAGCAGCCCCCAGATCCACATCAGAGTAAAATCCAGAGACCTGAAGCTTACGAATATCATTCGCACTCTTCTTCATCACATGCGTAGCACGTTCACAGGTCGCCAGTTCAGAAGCACCATAGCTGACAACAAAGTCTTCAGCCGGGACAAACATGCTGCACGGCCTACCCATTGTCGGGTCAAAGTAAACCTTCCTAAACGCAGAGCCAGCCAAAGGTAGCGAAAATAGCATCCTCTCCGTTTCGGTGCGGTATTCGGTCATTTTCTCGGTAACGAGATAATTTAAATAATTCTGAACCCTGTTGGCCTGCTTTTCTTTTTCAGCATCAATGGCACCAACAATATTAGTTCTAACTGGGCCGCTGGCAGGGAAGATCTCTTGTATAGACTGAGACTGAAAACGAATAACCGCTTCTGTTAAAAGGGGATGGAACACGCCACATGCACCATCCCAAGGGGTAGTCCTATCTTCATGCTTGAGGCCCAGCAATTCTAGGCCATCAATATAGGAACGCTCCCAGTCGGCTCTGCTTTCCTTGTCAGTTTTAAACTGACCAACAAGCTCAGAGGCAAGTTCATAAAGATCTCGCTCATCAATGTGCTCTGCAAGATTGTCATTATGCTCAATGCCAAGCATTTCATTTGCATTGGGATCAAAGTCTATAATAATCCCGCCGTCCTCTGTTTCTAAAGAAACGGAATCTGGATTCTCTATTTCTATCTCCACAGCGCCCATGTCTTGCCCGACAGGGGTTGGAGTGTTTAGAGGGCGGTCAATAGCCATTTAGCCATCCTTTCTGAATACTTGGGGTCGTGCAGCGCCAGAACCACGGGCCATTGTTTTGCCGCCAGTTTTTCCACCTTTAGACATTCCCTTGGTCTTACCGCCCATAAAGTAACCTTTTGCTTTAGGCACTTTTCTTCCGGCGCTCATCTTGCCCTTGCCATCAGCAGCAAAGAAGGGTACATCTTTACCTTGAGCATTCTTCACCATTTTAAGCTTGCCACCAGCGTTCATGCCTTTGGGTCTCATCTTCCCGCCGCCCATATAACCTTTTGGTTTCATCTTTTAGTCCTCACTGTACAGATTATCGAAAACCCGCTTTGTATCGTGAATGTACTCTACATCATCTTTCGAGTTGTAGGTTCGTTGATTGGGCCTGAAGTCTGGAGCGCCTACCCCTGTTTCAAACCATGCGGGGTGAGTCACCCTAACCCTGTTATTAGGTAAAGCAACGATATTGCCCGTGTATTCTCCAGCATTCAACAATTCCAGCACATGACTTTGTTTATGCTGTGCCGGGTCATCTGCCACTTCATTGTCGGTGTAGTCTACCGTGAAATAGTATTTTGCCGGATAAAACTCCCCGTCTACCTTAGCTAACCAAGGAGCAGGGCTTGCTCTTTCTATCTGGTAGACCGCATGGGTATGGGACATACAATCCCAAGGCTGTGCTGCCCAGACAGGTAACTCTTTAGGCCACTCCTCAAAAGGGGTATCGCCTACCAGCGCGGTGATTGGCATCCTTGCCCACATCGCCCCGCCATGAATGTTTTGCTCGTCTTGTTCATCGTAAGTTTCAGCGCCAGTAAAGATTATCTGAAAACTCAGGCATCTTTTCGGCATGGTAGTGACAGCTACGGCCATCGCATGGAGAAACTCACCATGATACTTCTGGTTGTTGTGGGTGTATTCTCTTCTCACCCAGCATTTAAAATACGGTATGTTGCTTTGCAAAAACGGCACTAAGCTGCTTCCCCGTAGAATTTCTTCTCCCATTCCTTGTGCCTTTGAATGGGTATCTTGAAGTAGGGCAAGAATCTTGCCATGTAAACTACAAAATGATTCAACCAGTTCAGGGGCCAAGGCAATGGCCTCATGTAATCCAAGAACAAAACAATACGATTTCTATCTGTCATGTTCACGGCAATATGCTCGTATGTGTCATCAAAGACAACAGCCTTGCCTTCTTCCCAACGATACTCCTGCTGGTTAACCACTAGAGTGCAGCCTTTGCCCTCTGTTGGTATCTGCAATCCAAGATGAATCCTCAAGATACCGCACCACGGCCCTTCATGGGGCATCAGCATTTTCCGGGGGCCGATCACAGAAAAATAGGCAGAAATCAAATTTTTTTCGGATTCTATGATTTTCATGGTTTCTGGGAACTCTTGACAGTTCCGCTCAAACCTAATCTTGCCTGCCTTAAGGAAAAACATTTTCCATTTGTCATCGTTGGAAATGTATATCTGATCTGGACTCATTTCCTGAAATGGTGCGAAATCGTTAAGCCGATCCTGCATCTTCTCAAACTCACCCTTGATTATTGGATACTTATCTTCCAATACCTTGGTGATTGGAAAATCTTCGTTGTCAAAAAAGACCTTGTTGCCAAGTAACGAAAACTTCCTAAACAGCGGTCTTAGGGCTTTTTCTATCAGCCAACCGTTTACTTCAATCAATAATATTCAGCCTTTCTTGCGTAAAAAGGCTCATCCTCTTCATCTGAGTTTAATCTCAGGAACCCNCCCTGCCTNAACCGGAGGAGTGCCTGTGTCGATGAGTCAACTAAATCATCATGCTCCCCAGCAGGGAAAGCCGCAAATTCTTCAATAACCTCTTCAGCAAAGCGAGTGCCGGGACACCAGACAATGCCAGAGGCAAACAGGTCTGACACTGCATTTACCCTTGAGATCTTGTCGTTGCCTCTTGAAGGTGTGTACTCGCTAACCGGGATACCCATTGCTCTTAACTCGAAAATAAGAGGCGTACCCGCTGCTTTGGCTTCAACGATGCAGGCATCAGGCTCAAATTCCTTGTACATCTCCATCGCGCATTTCTTTAATTCTGGGAACTCCAGTCGTTCCTTGTATGCATCCAGCAGAATAATATTGGGCTGCGTAACCCCGTCATCGTCTGGATTGTAGAAAACACCCCATGTTGTACAGGCAGAGTAGTCAGATCTCTGTGTTTTCAGGAATGCCGTGTCCCAAGACTGGATAATAAACTCACAGGGAGGAGGACGTTCATCTTCCCAGATTTTCCACCATTCCCGTTTAACCAGCGCACCTTCTTCAGATGACGGGTCTTGCTGGTACTGGGCATTCCATTTCGGAGCCGGGAGTTCACTCCTCAAAGCTTCCAGTTCTTCTAATCGCCAGAACTCAGGCCATAAAGCCTTGCCTGACGGCATAATTGCCGGAAACTCAATCAGTTCCCATTCATCCATTCCTTCTCGTTGAACGGATGTTTTAATAATCTTTCCTGTCAGATCCCGTTTGTGCCAACGGGTCATCACAATAATAATGGCCCCTCCGGGCTGTAAACGCTGCCTTGGGCCTGATGTATACCATTCGTATACCTTGTCAAAAACGGCGGGGTCTGCGCTTTGGCCTTCCTGTTCACTGTGNGGATCATCAATGATCAGCAGNTCNGCNCCNTTNCCNGTTACCGCNCCTCCAACACCAATAGCGAAGTATTCCCCGCCTTGACTGGTACTCCAGCGTCCCGCTGCCTTTGAATCGGCTCTCAGGGATAAGCTGGGAAATATTTCTTTATACTCATCACTATCAACTAGGTTACGAACCTTTCTGCCAAAACCAACGGATAGTTCGGCAGTGTGAGCAGTTTGAATAATCTTTTTATCTGGTGCCTGTCCCAAAAACCATGCCGGGAGCAGATATGAAGCAAATTCCGACTTGGTGTGCCTTGGCGGCATATTAATGATTAAACGCTTTAAATCACCATTAATGACACGCTCAAAGGCTTCAGCCATAAGCTTGTGGTGTCTGCCTTCAATAAAAGCAGGCCAAACCTTTTTAATGAAAGGCATAAACCCGTCACGGGCTTTTTCCTTTGACTCAGCCTCGTTTAATTCTTTGAGGAGTTTAAGTACCTTCTCCTGTTCTTGAGGAGGTAGGTTTTTAATATTCTTTAAAAGGCTAGGATTAACCTTTTCTGGTAATTGCATAAGTAGCTACTTAATAAGTGGCCTATTACTAAGTGGCCAATTAATTAATGGCCCTTCCCTCAAAAAAAAGAAGTTTGCCACTTAACTTATCGGCTACTTAGTAAGTGGCTACTTAGTCAGCTATAGCTTAATCATAGCATATTACTGCTCTTGACAAGTAAATCAAAGAAAAAATCTGAAATTTTGCAGAAAATTTTTAGGGGCATGGGACTCCGGGGCATTTTTCTGAGAAAAAAAGGGGTAAGCCTTTGATTTAGTTAGCATTTTTTTGGAGGAGTTATGAAATTAGGTAATTATTCGTGTGGATTACTATGTATATATTGATGATGCCGTGCCAGCGTACAGGGGGGTAGGGGGTGCAGGAAAAGGGAGACCAGTTCTCTGCAGAGAAGAAGAGACCCACCCCCTGTTCTGAGGATTCAGTGCAGGTGCTCAGGCTTGTCCTGTTCGACTGTGTCTGACTCGTCAGCGGTAGCCGCTAACAGCATGGCCTCTATCTCCGCTGCTATTCCACTGCTATCAGGTTGGTGACTGGTCACGTTTATGTTCGTTTCAAACAGGCCGCTGGCCTTGCCAGTTAGCTCCGCTGCTCTGACTCGAACCGCATCTGCATCCTCAGTTCCCTGATAGACACCTTCGAGCCAGTCCAGCACACGATCTCTCCGTGAGACCGCTGAGGCTGCTATCTGCCTGTCCTTTTCCTTCAAAAGCTGTTCATACCTTGACCTCACCTCAACCCTAGAAGCTTGGCGCGAGGCAAGCGTGTGTACCGATGCAGCAGTGGTTGAGTCTGATACATCGTAAGCTTCCCTGTACGCATCACTTAATGACATGCCAGATGCCCACGCCCTAGCGAAATGTCGCTGCTTACTCGTCAATTGTTTTTTCAAGACCTGACCCCTCCTGACTCTTACTGTTTACCTGTTAACAATGGGGATTCTAGACCTGACCCTGAAGGCCGTCTACAAACTTGCACACCAGAACAAAAAAAACTTGACTTATGAAAAGTTGCATTAAACGCAATCTGAGCCGTTCTGAGCGGTTTTTGATTACCCCCTTCCACTGCTATTAACTCGTCAAGAAAACGCCTCACAAACAACTGCCCATGAAACACCCATAAAACAAAGCCTCCAGCCATAGTAAACACTAACATATGAACACCTGAATACTGGTGCTTATATAGGTAATTTTCTGACTAAAAAATTCAGTGCTGTTTGTAATGTTTATAGTTCTGGCTCGTTTAGTTCACATAACGTAATTATTTACTTGTTATATGTTGTGTTCGTAGTTCAGCTATGCGAATATTCGTTCTGTTGGTGCAACGCACTGGCCGCTACGAGGAGCGATATCCTGCCACCCTTCGGGGTGAACCTCCCAGCCGGGGAAAGGTGCTGGAGCGGATGAGAGTCGAGAGGCAAGCCCCGCAGTGCTGCTACAGCAGTGGAACTAAAGTGATGTTGACGAGACGGTTGAAGAGGGAAACCTCGCCGGTAATGGTGCCATCACCCAACTAGCCACAAAGTAGTGTTTGTCCACCTCTATTGCTGAGGTGCTGATGAGGCCAAGCAGGCCGAAACAAACAAACTAAGGAGATAACGAGATGGAATCAATTCTATCTATGGCAGTTGCTGACACCTCAGCAATTGTCGAGAAAGCTTGCGGGTCATTTCTGATAATCGATGTGTCGGTCAGTAAGCAGGGCATGAAAAAAACATTGCCCAAGGGTGTCACTGCAAAAATCAGTGATCGCATTGCCGCTGCCAAGGGCAACGGTACAGTCACTGCAATGGACGCTCAGGTGCCACTGTTTGGCCCCTTGCAGAAAGAGTACAACGACGAGGTCTTAAAGCCGCTTGGTCAGTTCAGGAACAATCAGGTCTACACCCGATTGGAACTAGACGGTGGACGAGCTTTTCTGACCGCCGAATTCCCCGTGGCATATCCTGCGCTCAAGCAGGCAGCATCCGACACGATGGCTGCAATTGAGGAGGCCGTTGAGAAAAGGTTCGACGTTTGGGTAGAAGCTGGCATATCAAGCGCCATCCGCACCTACGAGAAGGTGTTCCCTTCAGTCGAGGATTGGGTGCGTAAGTCGGTTCCTACGAAGGAACAGTTCTTGCGAGATTGCAGTATCCAGATCGGCCTGCCGCGCAGAATCGATACTCAGGCTCTTAAAGGTGTTTCACTGCCTGCCGATTTGCTTGCAGAGATCCAAGCCCAGCAGTGCGCTGCCGCGCAAGTGCAGCTTGAAGCGGCGAGAACTCAGGCTATTGATATGGTGCGGGGGCATCTGGCCAAGGTTGAACAGCAGCTTGATGGCGCTGACAATCGAAGGCTCCACGATTCGCTGATCACCAACCTTAAAGGTTCGGCGGCAACCCTGAGAGGCTTTGTAACCGCGTATGACAACGATCCAAGGTTGCTTGAGGTNTGCGACATTATTGACGAGAAAATCGGCTCTGTCGCTTCTGCTGAAGTCTGGAAAGCTTCACCTGCCGCTGCAAGCAATAGCCGTGAGGCTGCGACACTGGCGGTCAAGCAACTGGCAAACGTGGCAAAGCGTGAATTGCCAAGCCAATCGGCATCAGNCGACAACATAGTCGTCGGAGAAGGTGGTCTTCTCGGCGATTTACTCTAACAGAACAAAAACTAAGGAGATTCCGACATGGGATATGTTCAAGCTACATTACAGGATATTGCTGATTCTCAGCGTATCAATCAGGCCATTCAAAAAAATGGCGTGTTCGCACCTTCAACCTTGGCGCTGGTTGGGCCTCCGGGTACCGCCAAAACACAGTGGTCTAAAACTGTGTTTCCAGAAATCGTTGCTGAGGCCCGTGGCCTTGACCTTTCAGAAGTTGAGGTCATAACGAGACAGCCGGGGCCGCGAGATCACCAAGAATTCAACGGTGTGGGGGTTCCTCAAAAACGTGAACGCGACGGCGCGTTGGTAACACGCTTCTCATTGTCCTCGTTGTCTGAGGAAATTGAGAACGCCCTGTTGGCTGGAGCTAAGTGTGTTGTCCTTGTTATTGACGAGTTCACAGCTTGCAATGATGACCAACAGAAATTGTTCGCCCCTCTTGTCGATAAATTCGAGAAGCGATTGGGGGAGTACGTTTTCGGGCCTGAGCTAGTCGTCGTCCTTACAGGCAATCGATCAAAGGACAAGGCTGGTTCTAAGCGGATGCTGGCACACGTTGCCAACCGTGGCGCTGTTTTTGAGGTTGTTCCAGACCATGCGGCATTTGCTGCTTACGGTGAGGCCAACGAGTTTCATCCGCTGTTTACCGACATTGCCAAGACCGTCGAGGGTTTTATTGACGAGTCAACTCCAACTGAGGAGCGACAAGCCTGCACCTACAGGCAAATCGAGCAGTGCAGCGACTTCCTCAAAAAGGCTGAGGAGCTTGGTCTTTTTACCGACACGATCAGCCCAGCTATTGAGATGGGTCTGGCGGCATACATTGGCCAAGATGCGGCGGCAACGGTTCGCAGCTATGCCCGTCAGGTTGTCGAGGGCATCCCAACGGCGGCTGAAATATTCGCCAACCCAACGGGTGCAAAGGTTCCTGATAGCCCAGCATCTCAGCAATTTGCTGTTAACCGGGCAGTGGCAGAGCTTGCCAATTACGGGCCTTCGGCTGGCAATGATCTGTTTGACTACATTGCCAGAACGGCCCCTGATCTTCAGATCACTCTGGGGGTTAAGGTTGCAAGGGCATCAGTCAGGGCTGGGATTTACCTCAACTCTGCACTTGCCAACGCATTTATGATCAAGCACCACGACTTGATCGAACTCGCTAACTTAGCAGGAGCTTTCAAATGAACGCGATTCCTTTGTTTTCAAGCGAGGCTGACCTAAGCCGCAAACGATCATTCGTTGCGGCTATGACAGTCTTGGCAGCAGTTTCCCCGTCATTGCATACCATTGCAGTGACGAGAGGCATAATCTGGACTTATCAGGTTCGCACGGGTGCGACTGACGGGGTTTTTATCTATATCAACCCTGACTATTTCGAGGGTCTTAAAAACGACTCACAACGCGCCTTTTTGATCGGCCATGAGGTGCTACATATAGTATTGAAGCATCTGTTCAGAGCGCGGCTTTTCAAGGATCGAGGCTTCTTTAGCTCCACGATTCGTTGGTGCCATAACAGCTACAACGCCGCTGCTGATTATATTATCAACGCGATGTTGGTAAAGATGGGGCTGGAACTAGCGGAAGGCGGTCTTATTTCTGACGAGTTTACAGCAAACGATATTGCTGAGGAGGTCTACGTTAAGATCCTCAAAGAAGCTGAAGATCAGCCTGAACCAGAAGGTGATCAGCCGGGCGACGAGTCCAGCGACTCTGATGACGACTCTGATAGCTCAGGTGAATCCGACGAGAGCGGTGACTCTGACGACGAGAGCGGCGAGGATTCGGACGACTCCGACGAGGACGGTGATGAGTCTGACGGTGACGACGACTCTGATGATGGTGAGTCTGGCGACGAGGGTGACTCTGGCGGGGATGATCAGGACGGTGATCCTACTGATGACGAGTCAGGAACAGGCAACCCAGTTCCTAGTGACCACGACGGTCACGACGAGCATTTTGAGCCACGCTATGACGGCAACGAAGCTGAACAAGAGCAGCAACGTCGATCTGACGATGCTGAGATTCAGCGGGATATTGACGAGGCTATCGAGCAGGGCGAGCGGGAAGGTGAGAACATTGACGGTAACCTAAGATCTGCCACTCGCCAGAACGACGAGCCTGTCGATATCTTGGATCACGACTGGGAAGAGTTGCTGGAAAATTATCTACAGCAAAAATCTTCCAATGGACGGGATGACTGGTCACGCATAAATCGCAGGCAGTATGTGATTCAGGGAATTGTCGGGCCTTCAAAGAAAGGCAGTCTGCAGCGTCTGGCTTTAATCAAAGACATCAGCTATTCGGTGTCTAATCACTCTCTCAACGTCTTTGATGCAAAGATCGCAGAGTTGCTCGATCAGGTTCAGCCCGACAGCGGGACGCTGGTGCTGCATACTCACACCGCAGTTGAGCAGGCTGATGATGTCTACTCTGGTGACGAGTACCTTGAGATTGAGAGACCTAGAGGCGGCGGGACTTACATGTCAGCGGGTCTCGATTGGATCGAGGAGAACGGCGAATCACCAGACCTGACGATCTGCTTCACCGACAGTGATGTCTGGGGTGACGATCTGGATCGTCTAGCGGAGGCCGGGGTGTTGCTTGTTATCGACACTTACGAATCCTATGTCTNCGCGAAAAGCGAGATCTTGCGCTCAGGCATCGAATTTATTGTAGTAAATGATCGCCCCGCATAGCGGGGCAAGGAGTCTAAGGATGGAAATTCAAGTAACAATCAAAAACAACTATGGCAACCGCGCCATTTACCCAGCCTGCGATAACGCAGAATTATTCGCCAGCATTGCAGGGACTGTGACGCTGACTGACGAGACCATAAGCAAAATTAAAAATCTGGGTTACACCGTTAACGTCAGGCCAAACGAGCCAACAACACTTTAATCTTAACAATGATAGCCCCGCCTAAGCGGGGCAAGGAGTTAAAAAATGCTGATAAAAAACTCAGAACAAAACACTTTCTCATCCAATTTCAACTGCGACTATTGTGGTGAAAAATCTGTGCCAAACATCAAAGGCTATGCCGATGTGGCACAGGGAGCTTCAGGCCGCTGGTGCGAAGTGATGTGGGCCTGCGATGCCTGCGGGGATGAGAGGGTAAACAATGGCGCTCAGGCNCTTCATGTTGGGGAAGCGAGGGAAAGAATTAACGCTAAACCCGCTCCCAATCGAGTCGATTTTTAAGGGAGCTAACAGATAAGAGCAGGGCTTGCCCCTGTTCTCACCTGTTAATTCTGACAGGAAACTAAGGAGATTGAAGATGTGGATGAGTTTAGAAGAGGCTGCTGATGCATACGTTGCCGCTCACAAGGACTGCTGGATCGATGTTGATCGCATCAATGACGAGTGGGGCAGCGTTGCCAACTACCTCAATGAGAAAAGCGAATCATTCGATATGTTTGGTAGCGGCCTTGGGAGAAATCATAGAAGGTTCATCAAAGTTCATTGCCAGAGAGTCGTCGATAATGCAGAAAAAATCTTTCAAAGAATAAATATCTTGAAGGATGTTGTACGCGACAGTCACGGCAATCTTTACATTTACTGGGAAAGCGAGGCTAGCAAGTCTTTCTGGAGCCATTAAGTAGTTAGCAGATCAGAGGGGAGCAAGCTCCCCTCTCACCTGTTAATTCTGACAGGCAAATTTAACTGAGGAGAAGTACCATCAAAATTTATACTATTAACGAGTTAGGACTAGAACACATCAGACTGCAACTGGTTAACAAGCTTGCAGAAAGCACAACAAAAGAATGGTTTGAGGAGGAGCATTTGAAGNACTCCACCGACACCAAGGACATGTTGTCTGCATGGGCCTCAGATCTTGAGAGCGCCCTCGATGAAAATCAAAACGACTGGGGCGAGGTGGAATTGTCGCAACATCTCACTCAATCAGGACATACTGAGTTTATATCAGTTGAGGAAGGACACTTCGATATCCTGAAGCTGGAATGGCAGGTCACCTACGATACTGAAAATACTCCTGCATTTGGGCTTGATGTCTTCGATCAAGAAGAAGAAGCATTTGAACACGCATGGTCTCTTGCCTTTGATGGCAAAGAAAACGTGGTTGTCACGCTTTTTGAAAATGACTCACCAAAAGATTGCGAGGTTGTCTGCGTAAACACAGACAATGAAGAGGCTAGTGAAGAAGGTCTCTACGCAATTGTGCAAGAGGGCATCTGCATCTGGGGCTTAGGCTCCACGATTCCCCGATGCATTGAAGAGGCCAATCTGTGGATGGACGTTGACCGCCAGATCATAGGATTTGAGGATCACGATCATCGTGGCAGCGAAGCCGGACGTTTGACAGATCGCACGAAGGGTCGCCGTTACGAGGTTGCCTCCGGGGATATGTTTATTACTGATGACTTGGAAATAATAAGGTCATACGAAGACGACTCTGCAGGAGGTTTAAAAAATGGCTAAGAGTAACAGGTTAACAACTCGACAAATTAAGCGCAGGGGTCATGCCCTGATCAAATTTTATAATCGAGGCTGGCGGTACGGATACCTGCATAAATTCGGGAGGAAGTGGGCGCATGGATACGATGCCAGCGGAGAGTCAGTCAAAATGCTGATATCTGAAGAGGGCAGAGATTGGTTGAGGATAGAGACATGACAGATCAGGACATTATCGAACTGTTCGATAGTTCAAACATCACGCTAGGTGAACTGTCGGCTATCAGTCATAGAAGCGTTGCTGAACTTAAGCAACTTTTACTGGGAGAGCAAGGTGGAGGTTTAGTATGAGTGAAGAAGATTTCAAGATCATTTCAGAATTTGGCGTGGCGCTGCGAGAGATCCTCCCAGAAGGTGCAGACGAGATAGAGATAGCCAGAATTATCGGCTGTGTTTTAGCCAGCTACGGCATCAGCGATGTCAAAGATGTGGCTTTTATCTGTCAAACCGCAGGTGCTTGGTATTCAAATTTCTTAGCAGACATGCAGGAGGATGAAGAAAATATTCACTAAGCCAATTGTTCACAGACGCAGCGTTTCGCTGCGTTTGTGTTCAGCGTTTCAAATTGGTATGATTCAAAAAAAAAGAAACCAGTTCTCTAAAGGAGGAGAACAGAATGAGAAAAAAGAAAAGCAAGGTTCCACCTGAACACGCATTTGGCCCCGCATATGGCCAATGGCTAAACCAACTTGAATCTTTTGAAGATTTTGTGTCGGGGCGAATTTCTATGAAAAAAACGAAGACCTTTGCCTACGATAACGATACTTTTTTCTTCCCTGAAGACCCAGAAAAAAGCTTTGACGTTTACATGAGTCTGGTTCACATTTGGGGGGGTGACGCACAAAATCTGCGAAACTCATTTAAGTTCAAAGTTGGGCAGGAAGAGTATGTTGATTTTCTTATCGCTAACAAGTCAGCAATAGAGATAACAACCTACCTCCCCTTTGAAAACGTGTACATCCAGTACGAGTATGGCGAAGACGAACATGCGCAATTGATGTTGCTTTGCGAAAGGAGAACTCTTGACAGAGACTATCCAGAGCTTGCCCTGCTGGAAGGCGACACCTTCATCTGCATAACACCAGCCGCTTTTAACAAAGACGGATTGCCGGGAGACTCTGGGCAAAAACTTTGCTTTTACCCGGTAGAGATACACCTACTGGAGAATGTCTGCTGGCGAGTTAGAGGCAATGAAACAGACTCCACCAAAGTCGTCTGGGCGGCTGACTGGCCAGAGATAGAGACGCCTCCGTTCATAGAATGTTTTCCCGGCGACCTCGATGGAGAGGTCTGGACGCAAAAACACCTTTCAAGGTCTTACGTTCACGCTTTTTTTGCAACACTAGCCATGCTGTCTTGCGGCGGCGTTAAGCAAACAACGCTAGGCAGGGTCAGGCCGGAAAATGTGATTCGGCGCAAACCCGCTCACAAAAAGCAGCACCCGATGTACGAGTACAAGGTGCTAGAGCTTGGGCTAGGCGGTGAAGAGCCTATCGTTAACGTGCAAATATCAAGAGAATCCGCAAAAAAACGGCTCCATGCGGTCAGGGGTTTTTGGCGAACCTACAAGGAGCCATTAAAATCTGGGCGAAATAAGGGAAAAACAAAGGTCTTTGTGAAAGGTCATTGGCGGGGCGACAAAGAATTGGGCGTGATCAAAAAAGATTACGTTTTTACTACTGACGAGGATAAGGAGTAATTATGATTGTTACCAAAGAAGGTTCTATGTTTTTTGCAATTTGCAAAATCAGAGGCAAAGTGTTTATGGGATTTGCTCCAGACAGAAGAGAAGCGATTGGATATTGTTTGGAACTGCTTGAGTCCATGTGAGACTATATGAGTCTATTTGACTCTGTGTGCAATTACTGGCATAAAGGCTCCGACAGGTTTTCAATCCTTAGTTTTCCTGTTGGGTGACCTTTGCAAGGGGGGGCTTCGGCTCCCCCTTTTTTTTGCCTAAAATTTGTGAAAGGAAATCAATTCTTACCGGATTGTCTGTCCAGACATCCAGAATTATGTGGTCATGCACCACGCCTACCCCGTCATCACCCCACCTAGACCGGATAGATTTTTCTGCACGGTGCCACTTCATTAATCTTGACGAGTAAATATCTTTACGCCCACCCCCACTTGCCCCTACGAATCCCGCCATATTTGGAGACTTCAAATACACAGCGGCAGAAACGGCTAAATTTAGGAGCCGCTCTGCGGTTGCGTGTTGATCAAGTGTCAGAATGTCTTTCAACAGCAGATAATCAATAAACAACTGATCTTTTACCCTCGCTCTGGCGAACTTGGTATCCGATTCCTCAAGTTCAATGGTGTGCAGGTCGTGGAGTTGTTTGCCGCCTACCTCATTAACGGGCAAGTCAGAACGGGACATCTTCGTAACTTTTCTCCTCTTTAGGTTCTGGCGCTTCCGGTTTCTTGTTCCGACTCCCTCCGAAACTAATGCCTGCCGAATTGAATGTCCTCTCCTCGTACCTTCCATTTGCGATGTTATAGTTCAGCCTGCACATTCCGACAGAACCTTGCCATTTGAACCTCCCCTTCCATGCATGAATCTCTGTTCCCCCGCCATTCCTGTGAACCGTAATTCCCAAATCTGCTTTTGCAAAAAACGATGCTGAACCGGATATGTTCATGCCCTTGGGTACTCCAGTTGACCCGTCAACATTAGTTGGCATCTTCGCTGGGTGTGCCACAAACCAAATATGAATGTCATGCGCTCTGGCAAAACTCACCAATCTTGTCAGCAATTTGTTGATGAATTGGTGTTCATTCTCGTCACTGCCTGAGTCCTGCGTGATGTAATTGTATGGATCTATTACACAACCCCGCACCCCTTTCCGCAAGCAAGCCTGACTAATCCTGTCGAGCAGACTATCGACAGTTGTTGCATCCCCGCCATGCTGCTCAATAAACAGAAAATGATCATTAACCCAACTAATCGAATCATCGAGCAACTGTTCAGACATTTTCGGCTGATCAAATGCGCTGTAGCCAGATTTCTTTTCAGCCAACTTCAATATGTGTAGGTCAGGAGGATTCTCAAAGCTTGCAACCGCAAACGTCCAGCCGTGTTGCTTGGCAAGGTTTACCATTAACTGGTCAATAAATTCAGACTTGCCGGAGCCGGGCAATCCAGTGACTACCGACAACTGCCCAAGTGCAATGGTGAACAAGTTATCAACTTCTCTAAACCCAGTTGATTGGCCTTTAATCATTCCATTGCGATACAGATTTTTGACCTTGTCGGCATAATCGTTTGCCTGATAAACACCGTCGAGAGGCATTGGCTCTGCTGACTCAATCAACTCAACTACAGCCTGCTCCCCAAACTTCACAAGCACATCGTTTGGATCAGAAGTCTCGTCAGGAAACTTGACTTGGTAGCACTTGGCTCTGCCCACCCGTCTGGCAATCTCCTCTTTCAAAGCTTCCCCTGCCTCGTCAGAATCAGTGCAAAGGATAATCTTCTTCACGGACTTCAAGATATCTCTGGCTGGGTACAGGTATGCAAACTTTTTATCTTCGCTTGGGTCTATTTTTCGGTCTGAAATTTTGCTAGGAGCGCCATTCGGGACGCTGACAACTGCACAGTCAGTTGCATGTGCTATGGTAAGCGCATCAATCTCTCCCTCACAGATGGCTAAAACGTCAGGCTCCTCAGCAAGCGATTGAATCTGCTCGATGCCCCATAGCGTGACACTAGCCCCATCCTGAATAAATCGTTTGTCAGCTAACGGTCTCCACTTAACTGCTTCATCCTGACCGTAAACAAACCCGATGGCATCAACCTCCCCCGCAGGAATATCCCCTTTTGAATTAAAATATCTAGCACCACCCACGATCTTAAACTTATCCTTAACCCGTGAATAATTAATGCCACGTTCCGCTAGGTATTCTTTGACGTTGTCGTCATCCGATTGTTTTGGAACCGAAATGGCTCTTGGCGGTGTGGTTTTTTGTGGGATTGGTTGTGCTGCTTGCCTTAGCTGGTCATGGCTGAAAGCACCCTGTTCTTCGCAGTGCCAGCAATTATAAAGTACAGCCTCATTTTCAACAGTCACCGACAATGTTCTTTCTGTTTTTTTCTTTCGGGTTTCACTGCAAAGTGGGCAAATGTATCGGTTTGAATCTCTTACAGTGGAAAGAAATTCTTTAATTTGGTTTGACATTTTATCGTTCCTTGTTTATTTTGGGCGACGAAGTGGCCACTTATTGAATAGCCTCTTACTTCAAAAAAATAAATAGCCACTTATTAAGCGGCCAATTAATGATACTCAGAGACCTCCTTTGCCAGATCTCTGATTAGTTTCTTTTTTCTCACACCTCCTTCTTTGTAAATTTCTGATACTTTTTCTCTTATCCCGCCGTGATCAATTGCATATCGACGGCACTGCTCTTCAAAATCTGGACTGGCGAAATATTGCGCTGCTTGTGCCTGTATTTTNGNGCTTNANCTTTCTAAATCTTTAGCTGCNTTNTTAATAATNGCAGTNACAATCTCNATCANANNTCGNAATATCCTNATGTTTGCTCTAGGGTTTTCTTTGTCCAGCCCATGCTTGATAACCTTCTCTTTAACTTGCCTGTCATTTTTATAGATTTTATCTTGCATGGCATCCAAGATAAGGGACTCATCTAGGTCTGGCCTGCGACTCGCGTAGAAGATCGTCATTTCCACGCCAACGTCTTTTTCAAACATTGGGTCAATGGCCTCGCATTGATCCTCAAAAGCCTTTAGATAGGCTCTGGCTTTCTCTGATTTGATTACCGCTGGACGCTTTCCAAACATAACAATCTTTCGGCTGTTCGCTTTGGAAGCTGGCTCCCCAAAAATAATGAAGGAATGTTCTCTTGTGTTAGTTTGCGGCATGGCGTAGTATACTACTTCCTTATTTTAAGTTCGACAAGACATAAGAGGTGTTTTTTGTGATGAATATACAAGAGGGCGGCATCGTCATTGAGGATGTGCCAATGACTAATGAGATCAGATCGAAGGTGGCGAAAGAAAGTTTGCCCGAGGGTTTAAGTGATGTGTGGGATGAGATGAAAGATGGGCAATCGTTTTTCATGGCAACCAGCGATGTGAAACGAAAGATGTATGCACTTAGGTCTGCCTACTACAGGTGGAAACAAAAAAGGCCGGACGATAGTCACAAATTTTCATTCGTCAAAGAAGATGGTGGCATACGAGTTTACAAGTATATCCCCACTGGAGATGAACTTGAAGATCACCAACCAGTTTAATCTTCCATCCTTTGTGGCTGACGCGCTTACCTTTAGCGACTACAGCCGTGGTGCCAGTCATATTAGCGTCACCCAGTTGATTGACAGCCCAAGGATTGTGCAGCTACAAAAGAAGTTTGAAGATCAGCGCACCTCTGACGCAGTTGACTTCGTTTGGTCACGCTTCGGCACCAGTGTACACCTGATGTTTGAAGAGGCAATCAAAGCTAACGGCCTCGATGTGATTAGTGAAGAGCGTTTATTCCACGAAATTGGTGGCTGGACGCTAAGCGGCGCGATAGATATCCAACAGGAAACAGATGAAGGGATAATTATCAGTGACTTCAAGGTCACAAGCGTTTGGTCTGTCATTTATGGCAAGTCAAGTTGGGAAGATCAATTGAACCTTTACGCATANCTTGTCAGGCAAGCTAAGAAAAAGCCTGTCAAGAAGCTGCAAATTGTTGCTCTGCTCAGAGACTGGCAGCGAAGAAAAGCTGAGACCGAACTCAATTATCCCAAGTCACCTGTGACTATCATTGATATTTCGATGTGGTCAGAAGACCAACAGGACAAATATGTTTTGGACAGAATGAACATGCACATGGATGCAGATTGGCACTCCGCTATGTCTGAAACGCTGATTCACTGCACACCGGAAGAAACATGGGAGAAGCCTACTATTTACGCGGTAATGAAAAAGGGGAGGAAAAGCGCGGTCAAACTTTACAATTCTGCGGATGCGGCTGAAGAAAGGGTTGCCAATGAGGGCGACAACTTCTATGTCGAAGTGCGGAAGGGTGAGAAAACACGTTGCGCTCAAGACTGGTGTGGAGTCAGTCAGTGGTGCGACCAATATCAATCAGAGATTTAGGGGTATCTTTTTTGAACGATTTAGAGCAAAAAATGCTGGGCATATTTCAGATCGTCACAATCCCAGTATCCGCGAGGGTTCTAGACGGACTCGTTATTATTGAACTGTCAGGAACAAGAAAAAAGATCAGTTCGATTCCCGANTCTATCTTTTTTGCCCTCGAACCAAAGGAGATCTTGGAGATCTTGGATAAAGATCTTACAAAAATGAACGGTTACAAGACCTCACTTTTGAGGACTGACTTTTCAGGTCACAAGAAGAATCCATTTAGCAGTCAAAACTAGGAGACAAACATGGAGTTTAAACAAATTTGGGACACCTTCGTGAGTATCCCAAAGGATCAACTACCGCTCGATAAAAAGGGCAAATTAGACTATGTGAGTTGGGCGCACGCTCTGCATCTTGCGATTAGTCACTTCCCAGAGCTTACCTTCAACTGCGACAAAGAAGCCACATACGCTGACGGAAGCATGATGGTTTTTGCGACAGTGTCAATCGGCGAACACACAAGAGAGATGTGGTTGCCAGTGATGGATTATAAAAACAACAGCATCATCAATCCATCAAGTAGACAGGTCAGCGACAACAAGATGCGGTGCTTGGTCAAATGCATAGCCTTGTTTGGCCTTGGCTTGAATGTCTACGCAGGTGAGGATCTCTTATATCTTGACGAAAAAGAGGAGCCAAAGCAGCCAGCCAAAAAGCAGCCAGCGACTAAGAAGGTGGAGGAAAAGGTTGAAGAGCCGAAACAGGAAAAGGCTGAAGAGAAACAGGACGATTTAGCCCTTGTGGCAGAGGGCATGAAACAGACTATGAAGATGCACGAAACAGTGGATAGTCTGAGAGATTTCTGGACGGTCAACAAAGCGAACATTGACCGTATGGAAAAAGAGGAGCCTCTGGTTTACAACAACCTATTGGCGGCATTTTTAGAGTACAAGAAAACACTAGGAGATTAGTATGGCAATTAGAGCGGAGGGCGAATATTTTAACGTCCACACCAATCCAGACGCGACAGGCAATCAGCCCACCCAGAACGGGAAGCTGGTTGTGAACATCGACATGCTTGAAGCGATGATGAAGATAGCGAAGCTTCAAGAAGACCAACAACAGGAAATAGCTGTTGAGATTGGTCTAGGATTCTGGGTGCAGACAGGCAAAGAAAGCGGCAGAAAGTATCTGAGGGGTAGACCTTCAGTGTATTTCAAGGGCGATTCTGAGGACAATGCACCCGTTGCCCAGAAAGAAACGACTGATGACATACCGTTTTGAAGCAACAAGTCAGGCGGTAAATGAGGTGCTGGCTGCGTTTAGGGAGCTTTTCCCTGACCAGTCAGCAGAACTCAGCGTCTTGAACGAATCTGAAAGCCTCACATTGACTCTTGAAAAAACCCGAAAGAAGAAGACTCGTCCACAAGAAAACTATTACCGGAAATGGTGCCGTGAGTTTGCAAAGTGGTCAGGACTGACAGAGGACGAGATGCATGAAGAAATCTTGTGCATTGCCTTTGGCTCAGACCACATTGAAACTAGATTCGGCGTGAAGAAAAGACCGATTAAGAGGTCTGGAAGAATTAAACGAGAAGAGTATTCTGAACTGATTGAACATCTAATTATCACTGCCGCTAACATGGGGTTCGCGGTTCCACCACCTGATTACGACGAGGACGAGTATGGCTAAGATGGCTCAGTTGCATTTTTACGGAGTAAAAGAAGTTGTCAAGATTGTAGATGGCGATACTGTTGACCTGTTAATAGACCTTGGCTTTGACTTGTCAATAAAAATAAGAGTACGCATGTCAGGCATCAACGCTTGGGAAAGCAGAACTCGCAACCTAAAAGAAAAGAAGCTTGGTTTAGCTGCCAAGGATAGGCTTAGGGAGCTTTGCGAACAGGCTATGGAAAAGAAATCGCTGAAGATTCTCACTACTGAAAAGGGGAAATATGGCCGATATCTTGGTGTCCTTTACGGAAACGGCAAGAATATCAATGACTTACTAGTGTCAGAGGGCCACGCCCATCACTACGACGGTGGCAAGAGAAAGAAGTATGGATGATAAAGTTTTAGTTATTATCGACAAAAACGATTTGGATGATTTGAAAGAAAGTTTTAAATCCATCAAGGAAAGCATAAAGATTTTGGCTGAAGAAATTTCTGAGCTAAACGACATGGTCGGGGAAAAAATGGAGGAGGACGTTTAAATGCTAGTCAAATGCGATAAAGAGCACCCATACAGCGTTGTTGAGAGACTTGCCAGATCAGGCCCAGCCTGTTTGCGGGAAAATCCACCAGTAGCTCACTTCAACGGATCGGACTATGACCCAAAACACGATGACATACGGCTGACGGGCCAGATAGCGAGGGTCTACCGCTGCATGAAAGATGGCAGGTGGAGAACGCTAGATGAGCTTGCAGCGTCAACGGGTGACCCTCATGCGTCGGTCAGCGCACAGCTAAGACACCTGCGAAAAGATCGTTTTGGCGGTCACCTTGTGGAAAAACAACCACGGGGAGACAGATCTCACGGTCTTTTTGAGTATCGGTTAATTTTAAATGAACAAAATTAGAAGATCCGCACGGGGCAAGATGTGTACCTTGCAATTGTTTCCACATTGTAGCAATGACACAGAGACCACAGTGCTTTGCCACCTCAATACATCTCGCAAGGGTATGGCGCTTAAATCTCTAGATTATTTTGCCGTTTACGGATGCCATGACTGCCACAACGTAATTGACGGCAGAGTAAAAACAGATATCCCNAAAGAAGAGATATACAGATGTCAATTGAGAGCGTTAGAGCGAACTTGGTCGCAGCTTATAAACGACGGGTTAATAACAATCAACACCAAAGTTTCCTGAAAAATACTGGCTACGTTGACATTGACAGGTTCAGAAGAGGCTTGAAAAGAATACAAGTGCCTCTGCTTGTCGGGGCGCAAGGTGTGTGTATGATCCTGATAATCTTGGTAGCACCCTTGTGGGCAATCCTGTCCGTCTGGGTCATGCTGTTTATGAGAATCAGCGGCAGAATTAGCAAAAAGATTGACGAAATAGACAGGTACATTGATGGACGATTCTAAAATCAATCCTGATTATTACAAAGATTCAGAGATCGAGTGTATCGACGCTATCAAATCCAGCATGACCGATGAAGCCTTCAAGGGTTATCTGAAAGGGACTGTTCAAAAATACATGTGGAGATACGAAGAAAAGCATGTACACAGAAAGGCTCTGGATTTGTTTAAAGCTAAGTGGTTTTTAGAAAGGTTAATAGAGGAAGTAGAGAATGAGCGGATACCCTGAGTATTACACTATCGTTTACAGGAATGATCAGAGAGTAATGATCCTTGAGGAGAACCCTGAGAAGAGGTTAGCCCCTCCGAAGAGGGGCATTAGACTTAAACAAAAGGAGATATCGACTGGTGTGCTTCATGGAGTACCCGCCGACAATTCAAGATTATCACAGACCAACCTCAATTCAAGCCATTTCTGGTTCCCAAAAGTCAAGGGTTAAAACCCGTTACACCCTAATTTATTAAGGTAGTGGTTAATTTCCTGTAATTCTTTCGGGGTAGCCTTGGCGGCTAGCTCTTCACCGATGAAGGTATCCTCGTACCAGAGAATATCGGGAGACAGGCTATCGAAATCTATATCGTTGATTAATGCTTTAGCGGCTTGTCTGGGCGTAAAGTGGTCATTAATGAATGTAATCATACTAAGTAATTTTTAAGGGCTTACTTAGTAATACCGATTTGACCTCCCAAAATTAAGCTTGGTTTCCAAAAGTCAAGGGGTAAAACCCGTTACACCCTAAATTAACTTAATAATAACTCGTAAATAATAAA